TTGTCTCTTAAAGCAGATATTATCACATGTTCTCCATACTCTTTTATGAGTTTGTTGGCCAATGTGATTTGATATCTATAGAATTTTAGCCACTCTTTTAACTCCCAAAATTTTAGTGGGAGTTCTTTTTTATCAATTTGTGCTTTCTTCTCACAGATCAGTTCTGTGATATATTGAGCAGCATGTACCCACCCGTTAGGAGAGTAACGTGATGGGTATTTACTTTTTTCAGTTCTTTTTTTAGCCATCTTCTTCCGAGATTTTATGAATATTGCTTTGAAGCTTATTGCCAATTGTACTCGGTCTTTTGCCTCTCATAAAATCTGATCTTGAAGATTCTGCATCGGTCATTATAGTAACACCGTTATTATTTTTTGCTGCTGAACTGCGAACAAACATAGTTGTATCATTTTTGTTATGTTCTTTTACTGGCTCTTCTTGCTCTTGTTCTTTTATGTCTAAATATTTTTCTACTGTAGACTGTGAACGTGAAAGCCTTTTAGATATTTCTTTAATTGAAATACCATCGCTGTACATACCCTTCATAACCCAAGCTTCTTGTTCTGTTACTTTTCCTTTGCTCATTATACTTCCCTCTCTGCATTGTTTAGCCATGCCAAATTTTTAGTTTTTAGAAAATTGATGTAGTAGTTAAATATTTTTTCTGTCGTATGCTCAAGTCTCCATTCTGGTCTTCCTGCGTGACGCATTTGTTGTCTCTTCCTGCCTTCAGAATACATTCCAATTGGATTGAAAAGCTTACCATACTTTCCTCTTTTTACATAGTAATTTATTTTTTGACCTTTTGTTATTTTGACTGCGTATGCATCTGGGTCTTGAAATATATCATCTTCATACGACAAATCTAAGACAGGATACCCCTCACCGTTAATCATATCATGCTCACCTGAAAAGGTGTACACTTCTGCATCGGGAAGAACATCATCTTCACGCTCTTTGTTGATTTTAAAAGTTGTCATTTACCATTCCTTCTTTTTAACATTTCTGATTTTGAAATTCTTGCAGTATTTTCATAAGAAGTTTTGCTCATGCCACTCGGAAGCTTGCTCTCAAGTGTTTTATTCTTTTTAGTTTTTTGGTCTCTTCTCATTTGCTCAACCTTAGACTTGCCTAATTTTTTAACTTGTTTATCGGCGTATTCTCCAAGCGTTGACGCTTCATGAAGACCTTTAACATAATTTGAAACCACTCTATCTTCTGCAAAGTCTCTAAAAACATTGCTGCTTTGGCATTCTGGACAAATCACTTTGTTTATTTTACAATCATACTCTGATATTGACCAAACCTCAGAAAAAGCTAAATCGCATTCTGAACAATTAAAACTATATTCTGGCATTTTTACTCCTTAATATCCTTGTTTACACTAATATTTTTATTTTATATGACGTTTGTTATTAAATTTCCACTTTTATTCCGGGAAATGTTTTTTAATGTCTAAACATTCCTTACAATATACCTTAGAGGTTCTAATTTCAACACCATCGTTGGATAGTTTTAAATTAAATCCTTCACGATTTTTTATATATCTTCCTTCTAATTCCACATCGGGTATAATCACTGTCACTTTTTGGCCATGCTCTAGCATACGTTTACAATTATCACAACGTCTAGTCTCAAACATAAATGCTCCATTCTTCTGGAATAGGAAAGTTTAAGAATGAAAAAAAGTTATTCGGGTTTGGCTTTCTAGGCTGTTTTAATAATTTCATGCCTGATTGTTCTAATGTTTTATTTGCCTTCTTTGTATTGCATCTGGAGCAAGCTATGACTACATTATCCCAAGTGTGAGCATCTTCTTTTGTTTGAAAGTGACTTTTAGGCTTTACATGGTCTATCGTTGTATTTTTTGCAGAAAGTTTTAAATTGCAATACTGACATGTTGAATTGTCTCTTATTAATAAATTTGTTTTTTTTAATTTAATGTTCCTTTGTCTTTTGATATACCTTGATGTTACTGCCACCGCAGGTATAAAATATTTAATACCACCGCTAGACTTTACGAAATCATCTTCGTAATGTTCTAAAACAATGACACCCTCTCCGGGCATTTCATTTCCTATTATTTCTAAGCATATTGATCTTTTCCAGTTTATTATAGTCAGTGGTGTGTAGTCTTGGTTTAATATTAAACATGGCTTGTGATTCATTTTGCATTTAATTTTATTTTTTGAGTTATAAATAAAAAAAGAGCTATTCACGACACCATAAAGATATCATGATAGCTCATTCTATGTGTAAAATTGATCAAGCATCATATTTTTCGTAAGGCTTGATTAGCATTGGAAACACTTCTTTTAATTTATTGCAAGCATCGTTAAGATCATGCTGACGGCAAGATTCATATAGAACTTCCCATTTATAAACTAAAGATGTAAGGTCGTCTTTTTTAATTGTCTCATTGTCGATAACAGGAACTTCAACATCTTCTGTTTCATTTTCTGTTTTCGTAAACAATTTAACAAGTCGTTCTTGAATGTTTGGCCACAAAAGAACAAGACCCGCAACTATCAAAACCCATTGAAAAGCATCAAGCCCTCTAAAGAAACTCAATACTGTTTCCATATCGTTTCTCCTTGATCAATAATTACTTAGTTTCGCGTACAGTGTCACCGACAATCCAAGCAACTACAATTGTTGCGACAGCAACAAGTTGATCGGTATCAAGCTCCACACCAAATGCTTCTTGAGAGCACACAGCGGCAAGGCCAGCAGCGGCTACCCAGAAACGTCTGGATTTCAAAAGTGAAGTAACTTTGTTCATAGTTCACTCTCCTTTAGGGTAAAAAGTTTAACACGGTCTTCTAGAGACATTTTCTCTGATAGTTTTACCAAAGAATCATAAATATAACGAGCCTCTTGTCTATCGTCAGACTCCCTTCTTATACATCTCCAGACTATCCATTTCTGGACTAAATTCATATTCCCAAATGATTCAGCTAATTTTTCAGGGTTGTCACCATAATTTTTGATGAACCATTTTACTACTTCCAAGATAAGACTTATGATAGTGATGACCGTTAGTGGATCAATTTTATATTCATCTTTTCTCGCTTTAATCTTTACATCATTATGAACCATCCACGCTAACTGCGAAACATATTCTTCTAGTTTCATATTTTTCTCCATCCAAATATACCTCTAACAAAAGAGCATTTATTTTTCACATTTTCTGATGATGACTTAGGACAGGAACATTTTCCATATGCTTTAACGCAACCACATTTGGTTTTTCTTTCTTTTGAAACACATTGGCACTGTATCTCGTCTGAAGCCTTTACGCTACCACATTTTGGATTACATTCACACTTTTTTCCAGACTCTATACATGGACAATCTGTGCGATGACCATCTCCATGTATTATATAACCTTTACCTTCACACGGACAGTCTGTGTCTGGTTCTGGATCAGGTGTTTCGTCTTCTTTATTATACTCTGCGATTGAGGAAAGAGCTTTAGATTTATAAGATTCAAATACATTATCTTGATTTTTATCATACATTTTCCAAGCAAATCCGTACAACAACTTTGACAAATTTTGTTTTTCTTCATCTGTAAGAGCCTCAGTTTCTGTTTGAGGACCAATAGTTTTTTCTATCAAATTTGCAGCAGCAGGAGAAAAATCTGGATATTTTTTTTCACCATCTTGAAATAATTCATCTTTTATGGTATTTGTACCAACATAATCCAAAAAATATTGAACCTGTAGGTTGGAATTAATTTCCATTTCTGGAATTTTTTGCGACATAGCGTAAAAAGTACCCGCAAGTTTATTTGCGTCAACAGGATCGCCTATATTCGGAAGGGTATCAACTAAATCAATAATTGATTGTTCTGGTGCAGGTAATTTAGGCTTTACAACTGGAATATTTATTGGGAAACCACCTTTGTAGAATAACCCTACAAGAAGAAGTATAATCCCCAACCACATTCTTATATCAATATCTTTCATTATACCCACCCTCCTAAGCCATAATCAGGCAATTGTCTTGCAGGAAAACCATCAACATCACTAAATACAAAAGAACCTCTTGCATTCAATATAGACCTTGCATCTTTTTCTCTAACCCAGAAGCTTCCGTCTGGTTGACCATGAACCTTGGGACCACTATTCCATTTGCCCCAGCTATTCTGTATTAGGAACAAGGTTTCATCATATACTTTACGAGTGTCATCGCACGCAATCCATGCCATAGCGTGTGCCCAAGATCCTTTTCTATTGGATATTCCATTTTTATCTCTCATAGAAGTAAATCCGACTTGACTACAGCACGACAAAGCGTAGCCGTTAGCGAGGGCATCCCTTGCTTCTTCTATAGTAGTTACAAGAGAGATAGTTTTTACTTGATGCTTTTTAGCTTCTGTAACATAAATGTCATTAGGTATTCTTTTCTTAGCACCTAGAGTAGAATTATATTTTGATAAGTCAACATCTCCATAATTTTTTCTTAACAAGATTCCACCTGTTTTATTGACATATCTAGCAGAACCAGAACATGTCATACCTTGTCCCATATGTCCTCTGGACTGATATATGCCCTCAGTGGCTCCACGGGCTTCAAAAGACTCAGCTTCTCCTTTTATGTCTATCTCAACTGCCCTTGTAATATCCACGGCATTTCTTGTTGAGTGAGAAACACAGTCTCCCGTAGTTTGTCTTTCGGAAGGTCCAAAATCTTTAACAAATTTTAGTAAAGATTTAAATGGTGTGCTTAATTTTCCAGCACCTGAAGAATCTAAGTCCCATGCAGCAGCACCGAACAAAGGCATTGGTAATTCTCCTAACAATGCCATTACATCTTCTGGGTCACATTCACCACCAACAAACCCATCCTCATAAGCTTTGATAAGCTCATCTGGAGTGTTAAAGTCGCTCATACTTGTCCCCTTTCTTTAAATTAAAGAACTATACCATTTATATATACACCTTTAATGTTATTAACTTTTCACATTTTTAAGTAATGTGCTAGAAGACTCAGTTTTATCACCACCAACATTATAAATTAAATTTATATTATTTTTTTTGCAAAAATCAGATTCTGGCGTGTTTCCTTGTTTTCTATCTCCACCATTCATGAATGAAAAACTTTCTATAAATGGATCATCTCGATGCATTCTATAAATTTGTGATATAGTTTTAACCACAGTAGGATTATCATCTATAGAAAGAATAGCCCTATCAACACACCCGAATGCAGAAACTATTCTTACCCTAGACTCTTCATCCATAAATTTTGTAGAACCTTTGTAATTAACCTGATCGTCATTATTTACAATAACGTACAAAAAATCACATTCTCTTTTTGCACCCTCTATATAATCCAAGTGCCCTGTGTGTACCGGATTAAAATATCCTGATATAATTCCTATTCTCAAAGTAAGTCTCCTAAATCCATATCTTCTAAATCGTTCTTACTAGCACCGATTTTGTAGCTAGTTATTTCATGTTCTTGAGGTGCTACCTGTACACTCTCGCTTTGCATCCAAGCTTGAGTCCAACCAGCGATAGGATTTTTACCAGCATTATCGTATGGTAGCCCAATCGCTTTCCTTCTGCTCATGCATAGCCAGTCAATGTACTGATGAAGCACAGCCTCGTTTAGACCAATGATTGATCCGTCTTTAAACAAGTATGAAGCCCATTCTTTTTCCTCTGCTGCGGCATGTTCAAACATTTTTATTGCTGCATCTTGACACTGCTTTGCTGTAGTCTTAAATCCTTCTGATTCTTCTGTATGTAGAATTTTAAGAATATTTTGAGTGCTTGACAAATGTAAAGCCTCATCACGTTTTATTAATTTAATTATATCAGCATTGCCTACCATCTTTTTATTTTCTGCAAAAGCAAAGCTACAAACAAAACTTACATAAAATCGTATGGCTTCTAGAATATTAATGCTTACAATCGTCATATAAATTTGTTTTTTTAGCTCAGATAATTTAGTAGTAGGGCAGGCCATTCCCATCAAATTATTGTAGTCTGCAATAGCACTATTTGCACGTTTCATAATTTCTTTATCTTCATAGATTCCGCCAAAAACTTCTGAGCTATCTGCGAATACATTTTGAATAACATAACTATAACTTTGCGAATGAATCTTTTCAAAGAACTGCCAAGTCATCATGCACGCTTCAAGCTCTGTGTTTGTGACAAATTCAAGAAGAGTCGGAACACCTCTACAGATAACACTGTCTAGCATTGTTTGATATTTTAGATTACTGGTAAAGATAAACTTTTCATTATCGGTCAATGTCTGAAAATCTGCACGATCTTTTTTTAGTTCGATTTCTTCTGGTCTCCAGAAGTTCATCATCTGCTTGCTATCAAGACTTTTGAAGATCGGATATTTTACTACATCATATCTTTGAACACCTAAGTCTTTGCCTAGAAACAATGGCTGACTCATAGGGTCTATGTTTTTTGTATTAAAAATAGTTTTCATATTGCACACGCTCCAGATTCGCAATTCATTTCTTTTTCAGTCTCACCATCGCCATCTGGCGTATTGGCATAATAAAAGTTTTTCAATCCATATTTATAACCATATATCTGGTCTTTAATTAACATACTTAACGGAATATTACCATCGTCATAGTGTGAGTAGTTGTAGTATAAGTTAGTGCTCATGCTCATGTCTACAAATTTTTGTATAACAGCAGCAACGTTCATCATACCTTTATTATCTGGCATATCCCAAGCCATCGTGTAATAATTTTTACGCATGTGGTAATTCGGTACTAATTGTTTCAAAACTCCATTTTTTGCTTTTTTGTGAATTAAAAGACTACGAACTGGTTCAATACCGTTTGTGCTATTTTGTATAACACTGCTAGATTCACAAGGCATAATAGCAGACAGAGTAGAATGTCGTAGTCCATGTTTCTTAACCTTTTCACGTAGCACCTCCCAGTCCATATTATATTGAGGTTTAATTAATTCATCTACTGTTTTTTTGTACCAGTCGATTGGCAACAAACCTTTTGAGTATTTTGTTTCTTCAAATTTAGGACAGGCTCCTTTTTCCTCTGCAAGCTCACAACTAGCATTAATTAAATTCCATTGGATCTGTTCCATAGTTTCATGAATTAATTCTAATGCTGCTGGATTATCATAAGTCAGTTTATTCTTTGCTAAAAATCCAGCTAGGTTAGTAATACCAATTCCAAGAGAGCGACGATTTTTTGTAAAATTTTCACCAGCAATCACTGGATAATCTTGATAATCAATTATAGACTCTAAAGTTCTTACTGCCATTCTACAAGCGTCTTCTATGTCTTTTTCATTACTAAGTTCTAGAAGATTTAAAGCTGAAAGAATACAAATTCCGATCTCACCTTCTTCATCGTTTATTGATTGTATGGGCTTTGTTGGATGAATTATTTCTTGGCATAGATTTGACATATACACTGGAACATCCCATGAGCCATTGTCATTTGCAGAATCAATATTCATACTATATATTCTTCCAGTTTCCAATCTTTCTCTAGCAAAAATTTCAGCTAATTTTCTTGCTGGTATTTTCTTTTTAAATTTCAAAGACCTAGCATTTTCATATTTAATATATAGTTCTTCAAATTTTTCGTTATCTCCGAAAGCTTCGTATAAACCTTTGGCTTCATGTGGACTGAATAATGTTATATCTTCATTTGATATTAGTCTGTCATAAAAAATCTTACAAAATTGAATTGAATAATCTAATTTTCTTACTCTGTTGTCATCTGTTCCTGCATTATTTTTCAGTACCATTATGTCTTCAATCTCATAGTGCCAAAACGGAACGTGAACAGTTGCAGATCCACCACGAAGTCCGTTTTGAGATGTTGACTTTACGGCAGACTCAAAATTTTTCAAATATGGCACTACCCCGGTATGTATTACTTCTCCCCCACGAATCGGAGAGTTTATTGGTCTCATTCGTCCGATGTTGAGTCCGATTCCTGCTCTTCTTGCCGTATACTTTCCAACTGCATGAATACTTGAAAATATACCATCAAGGTTATCGTCAACATCAACCAAAACACAACTTGCGAATTGACGGATGTTAGTACGAACCCCAGCCATAATAGGAGTGGGAAGATTAATTTTAAACGTAGAGTAGCAATCATAAGCTTTTTTTACCTCGTCTATAGTATCAAATAGGCACATAGCAATACACATATAAGCAAACTGTGGTGTTTCGTAAATACGCCCATTGCTTCTATTCTTAACAAGATACTTGTCAATCAACTGCTGTAAGCCAGCGAATGTAAACTTGTCGTCCCTTGAATGATCAACATATTTTCCAAATAGATCTACATCCGCATCTTTCCAT